TCAGACTCACCCCAAAAAACAAAATCATGACACAACTTAAGCTAGCTCTTTTCCAGAAGATTATTATCTTCTTAGATCAGACCTATCTTAAGGTGGGTCTTGACTCTGTATTGGTTCGTGAGTGGGTTGGCACTGTCCTCAAGAGGGCTACCGCACGTGGTACCATAGACACCATAGCTTGGATCAAGGGGATCCGGCTATGCTGTACTAGATACCTGTCGGGACACCCCCTTCAGGAAGTACCAGGTTTTGGTGATAAGCTCGACAGTGACGGTCTCCCTAGACTCGCCATTGCCGATCTTATCCGTGAGCGTGATCCACCCAAGGTAAGACTCTGTCTCACGTTATTAAACGTGTCCAGATTATTACCTGGCTGGAAGAAGCCCGACCTATCGACCATCACCGATGCCGGCCAAGTCTTTGATGACCAGTTTGGTCTTGACTTGTCCGCCATCGTGAGGTCTCTAGGTTGGTCACTTCCTCCCATCCTTTGGGATGGTTGGCACACCACAACCAAAGCTGGCCCAAATGCCCAGGCCCTTTTAGGATCAATCGAGGACATTTCCCTCCTTACAGATGACCAAATCGGGGATTTGGGCATTCTGGCAGGAGAGGAAATTGTCCAGGCGATTGGAACTCTCCGACTCTTTTCGGCCCGTGATTGGTCCGCTAAGTTTGGTCTCTCCTTAAAAGGGAGAAGATCAAAATTAGCTAAGATCAATGACAAGGAATCCAAGTGTCGGATCGTTGGTATCCTTGATTACCCGTCTCAATCTGCTCTTTTCCCTCTTCATAAGGCTCTTATGAACCTTCTGAAGGGGCTGAAGCCAGATTGCACGTTTAACCAAGGTTCCTTCAGGGCTACACTACCCCTTAAGGGTCCGTATTACTCGATCGATTTAAGCGCTGCGACAGATCGTTTCCCTGTTTCCCTACAGGTGAAAGTCTTAGCAGAACTTACATCGAAAGAGTATGCGGACGCATGGTACAGGACAGTCGTCAAGGACCGTGAGTTTGTAGTCCCTTGGACCCGACCCGAGATTTCTGTAAAATACTCGGTCGGGCAGCCAATGGGAGCCTACAGCTCATGGGCTCTTTTCGCTGTCACACACCATGCATTTGTACGTTTGGCTGCGAAGAGGGCCGGAATGGATGTCCGGTTCTCCTCGTATGCCCTCCTCGGTGACGACATCGTCATTGCAAACGATGCCGTAGCTAAGGAGTACATGCAAATGCTTAAGGAAGTAGGTGTAGGCATCTCTGAGTTGAAAACACACGTGTCTGATGACACGTATGAATTCGCGAAGAGATGGATACACCGTGGAACTGAGGTATCCCCCGCTCCTCTAGGTTCCCTGTTCGAAGC